TCAACGCTCGACAAAGTCAAGGCTGACGACTTCGCCGGGTCGCACGCCGAGCACTTGATTCGCCGCCACCTGGGCGAGGGAATGCACATCCATCAAGCGCCGAGCGCCTTCGCTGGGGCGAAAGGCGTCATCACAGCCGCACTCCATCCACCGCACTTCCTCGGCCCACGCCAGCCAAGCGTCGTAGGGATCGACGCCAGCCGCCCCGTAGACCGCCAAGGCCGCCGCGCGCGCCGCATCCGACTGTGCAGGCGTGGCCACGGGATAGAAAACGTCAAGCTCAATGCGCATAGTGGTTCCTTGGTTGAACGGGCGCCGGCGCCAGGTTGCAGTCTACCGATTCACTGTATATTTGCACAGTGTTCTGTGAAGTCAGCACCCTCCGCTCCAAAGGCATGCGCCTGCGCCGGTCCGAGTACCCGCCGCCGGTGCGCGGGCGCGTGGAGGTGGCTGCCTGGCCGCACAACAACCTCCAACGGTTCATCCGACGCATCGAGGTTCGCGTCAGCGTCGGCATCCGCACATACCGCACGCCACTGGTAATGGCTGACCCGGTCTTGCTGCCATGCCCGGCCGACCTCGGCTTGCTGATCGCCGGCACAGAGATCGAGGCGATAGAGAACCGGGTGCATGAGTTCTCACAGCTATGGCTGCTGCGCCCCTGCCACGGAACCGAAGACCTAGATCCAGTGCATTGGACGCAACTCGCTCAGTTCATACCCACCCCATAGACCATGACTCTTGGCCATCCCACCCTGCTTCGCGTGCCGGCTTGGTACAGCGACCGCGTCAAGGACGAAATCGTGCTGCCGCTCGCGCCCGAGGAATACGACGTGGAGCCCGGCCAGGGCATCAACGGCCGATGGATCGTCACCAGCTCCAGCGGTGCAGTCGTCTATGACGGCATCGGCCCCGTCGACGTGGTCCGCTCGCCCGCCCCCTTCTGATCGGAGGTCTTATGCCCATCATTGCCCACCTCATCGACGCACCATCCGGCACACCGGCGGACATCTTGCGCCCCGCGGAGGCCCGTTTCCTGCGCAAGCTGGAGCGACTGCTGGGCGCTGACCTTGCACCAGCCTTGCGCGCGTTCGAGGCCGCCCAGGACAGCAGTGCGGAGGATCTCAGCAAGGACGAGATCCGCCTCGCCAGCCGCTGGGTAAGCGCCTACGACAAGGCTCGACAGGCGGGCATGCGCGACCTCGGTGAAACCGGCGAAGCCTATTTCGCCGTCCGACTCGACAGCTGACGACGGCACGCCCCGGCTGCGGTCGAACGCGCAAGCATCCGCGCAATCTGGTGCCGGTTCGCCTGCCACGGGCTCGCGAACCAAAGGGCACCGTGCTGCGGCGTTCAGTTTGCCCTCAATTCCTGTTTAGCCCCAACTAACGCGCATAGACTTTATGCGTTCATCATGCGCGACGACGAGTTCGGCTCTATAGCCGTCGAGCGGGAGCAATTCCGAATCCGCCAGGGAAATCCGGCGATCAACTGAAATGTCGATGCGAAAGGCTTCAACCAGCCATGAGAGCCGCTCCCGCACCCGCTCGCGACATTCAACGTGAACACGGACTCGCTCATGTCGAAGGGAGCAAGAGGCCCGTGTGCCTTTAAACTCCCTACCAATAATTCGTCAAACTTACAAAATTCGGCCTCGCCAGCGCGACATGCCTATTTTCACGCCACTGCTCCTTACGAAGTTCTGTACTTCATCGTACGTCAGCACCTTGCCGTCATAGCAATGTCCTGCAACCACCACCTCCAAGGGATGCAGTCGTTTTAGACTGCGCCTATGTAGAAACTGCTTGTGCAATTCGGATGCCTCGACATCTCCTCCATACTCTCGGAGCATCCAAAAAATCCATCGAAACCAAGTAAAGCTTTCGCCATTCTTAGGCCATGTTGTAGCATCTACAATCTTCAGTCCAAATTTCGCCGTAGCAGCGAGAATGAAGGTTGCGCAAGTCAGTCCGGTGCCGTTGTTTTGATTGATATAAAGTCCATCGTCATCAAAACTTTCGTCACCGCTGTAATGAGCACTATATGGAATTGGAGATGTTTTAGTCAAATCCGCCGAGTGAATGATTTCCAACCAGTCGACTAAATTTTCTTGCGTCTCCACGCTAACGTTCTTAAGATATGCCCAATGATAATCTTTATTTAACCAACTATCTTTTAAAAGTTTATTATGAAATGCAAGGTGCAGCAGAAACTCCGCGCCTTCTGATTCACTTAAATACAAGAAACCACAATGAGGCCTTCGGAGGGTCATCGATTCGTCAATAGTGCTTATGGCAAGCACTAGAGAGCAATCGTCTCCACTGAAACTCTTGCTAGGAGGATTGATCATCTGGGGTAGGAAGACCGATAAAGTATCGCTTAGGGTCGTCTCCCGATGAAATTACAGCGAGCCACGCAGCCTTATAGGCCCTATGCCAAGCCGGCAATCTGTCTCGCATGCGGTAGGAGGCGCGCAAAATTCCGCTTGCTGAGCGTCCGCTAAGCTTTGAAGCATCTAGTTCAAACAGCATCAAATTCGTATACGACAACTCCTTCGCTCTGGCAAATTTTTCTACTTGATACATTAAACTTCGTGAGGCTGCTCGGGATTCCTTGAGATGCTCCAAACGGTATGCAGTGCTCAGTAGCTCGCTTACGATTTTTTTCTGATGCTCTGACGTGGTTTGCGCTCTGCTACTGGCGGCAGCCCTCAAGTTAAAAAGAATTTCGTCGTACGCGCCCGCAGTGGAGGCAACATTGGCGATACAAACCCAATGAATTTCGGTGACTAGACTTGCGCTGGGCGCCAAAGATGGCTGGGTCAATGCCTTAGTCATATGCCAATTAGGGCCCCAGTCGATCTTTGCAGGCCGCTCGAATGAAGTTGCCACAGTTGCACTGATACTTGGACTTGTGACAGGGCCTGTCATTGCTAGATTCCCCTCAACAGCCAATCAACGCCACTCACACACTCTCTGAGAACCATGTCTAACTCATTTTGACTATAGACTTCAGCCCTCGCGCCGTCTGAGTTAACATCGAATCCAAGTATCGACGCAATATGATGGAACGATGTTGACGCAGAGGCTTGAGCCGCGCCACCAATGGCCACGGTTAGAAGCCCGTATATTCCGACCGTCCAAGTTCCCATCCTGTTAATTCGGATTCCAGCATTCTCCTGAGCTGCACAAGGAAAATTCATTTTTAATTCAAAATCTGCATGCTGCGCAGGATCCAGCGTCAAAAAACTTATATGTTCGTTGAGCCAGCGATACGCTTCATTAAGATCGGCTGCAGGCCAAAAAGCGTTTGCTCCCAATGCAACCCTAATAATCCCATTTTCCGTACGAAAAGCCTCACTTCTGCTCACCGCCGTTATCAACCTAGCAAGAGCTGACGCCCCATCATCAATCATGGGGGGTCTTTCACCGGTGGGATCCATCGGCGGCAACGCAAAAAAATCTAATCTCTGCCCCTGCTTTGCTAAGCGAACCGTGCCGCTAGAACTACGCGCCTCCAGAACTGTCTCTTGCAGTGCAACCCGTGAAGAGGTCGAGTCAGGAGATAATTCCCAGACGGCCTCGAACAGGCGCGTGAGGTCGAGGCTCCACGGCTGACTGGAGAACAACGACACCCGTGCATGGTCAGCGCGCCAACCGGTAACCTCGAACATTCTCAGCACTCCTCACTCACAGGCAGCTCCGCGACACCGCGTCTTGGTAGGCCGACCAGACTTTCCACAGTATCGCCTCCTCGCACGAGCGAATCCGCCTCCGGCAAAAGGTAGTCTAGGGCGGTAGCTGCGGTGGAGTTCGGATGTTTGTATGAGCCCCACTACCGTCTTGGCATCAGCGGCGCAGTGCAAGTTGCCAGCGCGGCCACCAACTCAGCTTCGTAGCCGTCGCGCAAGAGTAGTTCAGCCTGAGCAGCGCTGATCCAGCGATCCACATCAACGCCCAGGCGCAGCGATTCCGTGGGCATGACAGGCCGCTCCGGCTCTTTCGCGCGGCACTCGACCGGCACGGGCACATTGACCCGCACCGGTGGACCGGCAACACATCCCGCCAGCAGGGCCGCAGACAGGCCCAGGAACGCCGTTCGTCTCATGGCGCAACCCTCCCCCGCATCCAGCTGTCGACGCGCGCCTGTGCGCTTGCGCAGACGTCGCCCGGCACGGCGGCCGGCGTCGACAGGATGAGCTGCGCCATGGCCTCCTGCTGCCGGCGCCGCTCCGCCGCAGTGGCCTGCGCCGCCTTGACGCGCCGGCCGCGCTCGTCGGCCAGGCCGCGAAGGTCGGCGACCCCGTCGCTGCAGGCTGACGCATCAGCCCGCGCAGAGTCGCGTTCCCCCGTCGTGCGCGTGGCAGCGTCCCGCGCGTGCAGCCAGGCGGCGCCGAGGGCGCCATTCGCCGCCACGCTCACCGCCAGGGCCAAGCCGAGCGCCTGCAGCCCCGTCATCATGGAAAGGCCCTCTCACCGGCCGCAATCGCGTCCTGCAAGCCCCAGCCGAGGAACACCAGGCGCGTCGCATGCCGACGCCGCTGCAGGCCCTTGAGCACCTGGCCGCCTGCTCTCACCCACTTCGGCAGTTCGTCGGCCGCACCCGCATAGTCGCCGGCATTGAGCTTGCGGAGGAACGTGCTGGGCCGGCCGTCTGCCAGCCACAGGATGCCATCGCGCCCTCGGCCGCCCGGCCCGGTGTTGTAGACGGTCGAGACGATGGCATCCCACTGGGACTGGGAGAGCCGCACCGTCACGGCATCGCGCACCGGGGGCTCGAAGTCACGCACCAGGCGGCGCGCATAGCGGCCGTCCGCCTCGGCCTGGCTGATCACCAGCCCCGGCCGCACGTCGAGGGTGTCGCCCCAGCCAATCGTCCAAGGCGCACCACTCAGCCGCACGAACGGCGTCGGCACCGCCGGCATGTTGTATGGGTCGAAGCGGGCCCGGCGCAGCGCCGCAAAGAGCGGTGAGGCGGGATCGGGATACGCGAGCAGCCGGCAAGCCTCATAGTGATGATTCAGGGCGTGACATGCGTCGCCCGAGCGCATTTCAGACAGCACCATCTCACCCCTCCTTCACGCGCGTTCGCACGATGAGCACGGCAAAGCCGCCGATGACAAAGACGTCCTGCAGGTCGGGCGCGCGCAGCGGCAGGAGCAGGGTTGCGACTGCTCCGGCGCCGCCGATGGTGAGCAAGCCCCAAGCGAGCATCTTGAGCAGCTCGACGGCGCGGGCCCGTGCGCTGCGCGGCCACTGCAGCCACCCTCGGCAGCGCTCCAGCTTGTTGAGGCCCTCGGCAACAACGATGAGGCCGCATACGGCATAGACCCAGAGCATGAGCTTCATGGTTGCGCCTCCACACGATCAGCAACCCGCTTGATGGCCCGCTTGAGCACCTCGCGCGCGCCGCCACCAATGGCAAAGGCGATGCCAAGCATGACGGGCTCGGGGGCGTTGGTGGCCCACAGCACCGCGGGTGCCATGTAACCCGCCGCAAGGCTGCTGGCAAAGGCAACACCCATCCGCCGCAGGGACGTGCGCACCAGGTGCACGATGGTGTCGCCCGTGGTGGGCACCGTGTCCAGGATTGCAATCGCGACCACGGCTCCGGCGAAGCCGGCCACCAGGAAGTCCGGCCGCAGTCCGAGCGGGACCCCGAAAGCGGTGAGTACCGGCACCGTCGCCGTCGCAGCAGCGAACGTCATCGCTGCCGTAGTTGTAGGTTCTGCCATCAGAGGTCTCAGTGCGCAGCAGCTACGCTGATTAGGTGGGAGCCGGCACCCAGGCGAGCGATGCCGGGTCGGTGTAGGTATCGCCGTTGAACTTCCCGCCACTACCGAAGGCGGCCTGCCACAGCGCGTAGTCGATGGCATCGACGTCGGCATACGCCCGGCCGCTGGCGGTGAGGTCCTCCACATAGGCGCGATACAAGATGCGACTGGGCGCCTTGTCGAAGTTCAAGCCACCCCACGGACCTCCTGTCCCGACAAATGCGAGCGGGTTCACATCCGTGGCGGTCGCCAGTCCTGTGCCCACCTGGCCGTTGACGCCCACATTGGCGATCCGGTTCGAGCCCACCGGCGCAACCGTTTCTGTCGTCGCCGGCGCGGCCCGCGATCCAAGGTGCGAGGCAGCGCCGGCCGAGGGCCGGGGAATGCCAGATTCGGTATGGAAAAGATAGTTGCTAGTGGCACCTGTCTGGCCGGTCGCCCAAGCCACCGCCTGGCTACTTCCCTGCAAGCCCGGCCGCGTCGTCTTCCACCACACGCTGAAGAAGAACTTTCGCGTCGCCCGATTGGCGAAGATGTGGTTCCGAATGGCGGCGGGCAACAGGATCTGCCAGTTCAGATTGCCCGAGGCCGCTTGCGTGCCAGACTGCGTGATGATGCCGTGTACGCCCCCCCTCCCCGTCCTTTCGACCACGAACTTGTTCGCGAGGGCCACGGAGGACACGAAGCCGTGCGTGTCGATTTCGGGCACGGCCAGCAAAGCCGCGGCCTTGTTCGACAGGGCATTGGGGATCGTCGCGCCATTGCCTAGCGCTGTGAACGCGCCTTGGGCGAGGGTCGGATCGAACAGGAAAAGCGACCCATCGGACTCGATCTTGTCGCGCTCGATGATCTTGGGCGCGGTTGTGTCGGTGAGAGTCAGGCCGTCGAGACGGATGATCTTGCTCATTGCATGTACCCCAGTTCGAGGATTCGTTGGAAAACTTGTTGGGCAACCACGGCGTAGCCCGCGGCGTTCAGATGCACGCCGTCGACGCGCAGCGAGCTGGGCACGGCGCCCGCCGCCATATCGGCGGTGTCCTGGCTCGTGGGCGCAAGGCCGGCGTCGGCCAAGCCGTAGGCGACGAGGTAAGGCCGGATGGCGATGTGACGGCGGCCGAAGGTGGCCGCCCATTCAGCGTCATCGGGATCGGCCGCGGACGTGCCGCCGGGCTTGCTGATCCAGATCGTGCGGATCTTGAGCGCGCTCAGGTGGCGCTCGATGGCGAGCGCGTCCTGAATTGCGCGGGCGTTGCTGGGCCCGTTCTGGCCGATCCAGCCGCACACGATGTCGCCGCGCCTGGCCTCGGAGAAGTCGGTCCGATAAGGGGCCGGCCGATTGCAGGTCACCACGGCACCTGCGGTGCTGCGCGTAAAGACGTAGTAGTTCGCCGGGTCCCAGATGATGTTTGGACCATTCGGCTGCACCAGCTGCATCAGTCCGGGCACTCCGGCGAGCGACCCCACGAAGCTGCTACCTGGCGTGCCGGTCCCCTGCAACAGAGGCACCGGGGTTTGACCGTTGATCTTCTGGAGATCGACCCGCACCGGCTCGGCCGCTGCAGGAATGGCGCCGCCCTGAGGCAGCAGCAGGAAGGGATTGGCGCCGGTGCGCGCCGCGATGGTCACCGAGGACTCCCCTCCGACCCCACCGTTGCGCACCGCGACGTTGAAGCCCGCGGTCGTCAGTAGCGCTTGAAGAACGCCCGGGTAATTGGTCCCGCCTCCACCAGCGCCCGCTGTCAGCGAGTCCCCCCAACAGATGATGTTGGGCCCACTCACAATGGGGCGCTCGACATTGGACCAAGTGGGCCGATAGGCCCTGGCCGGCGCGTTGAGTTCGACGCCTCCAATGCCCACAGCGATGAGCTGCAGCGCACGCGCCGTGGGCCTGCCCGCCATGTCGCATTCGAGCCAGGTCCGGCGGTTCGCACCGTCGACCAGTGCAATGCCGATGTCGTTGAGCGCTTCGTCGGCGCCGAGGGCCGACAGCTTGTCGGCGAGATCCAGCGCCGTCATTCGGGCGCGAGTAAGTCCCGCGCCAATGAGATCCAGGGCGCGGGCTGTGGGCCCGCCCCGCATGTCCGCCTCCAGCCAGAGTCGCCGCTTGGCGCTGTCGACCATTGCAAAGCCGATGTCGTTGAGCGCCGGGTCGATCTCTTCGGGCTTCGTGAAGCCTTCCAGGCCAAGGCCAGGGACCCGGCTCGGCGTCAGGCCCGCACCGATGAGGTCGAGGACACGACCGGTCGGCTTGCCGTCCATGCCGGCCTCGATCCACAGGCGGCGGCCATCCGCATCCGTCACCGCGAAGGCCAGGCCTGTCAGCGCCGGATCGTTGTCGCGCAGCGTCTTCGACAGATCGGTGACGTTGACTTTGCCGGCAAGACCGGTGCCGTCGATCCGCTTCCACCCGCCGACCGTGGTGGCGAAGGCGGTATATCGGCCCGCGTTCGGGACGACGGCCGACGTGGACGGATCGATGTGCGTGCCGAGGTCACTGTCGAGCACTTCGGCCCCCTGGCCGACCGCCGTGGGCGTCAAGGCGGCGAGACCTTCCTCGCCGGCCCAGGTCGCCCGGGTACGAGACGACGATTGGGCACTTGCCGCAGCGGTCGTGGCAAGCTGGGCCTTGGCTGCCGCGACCTCAACAAGGCTCTGCGTCTGGCCCTTGAGCTCCTCGGCCGCTGCCGCCGACAGCGCGGCCTGCTCCTGTGCATCAAGGGCGGCCTGCTTGAGCGCGATCAGCTCGGGCGTAGTGATCATTTCACCGGCATAGGCCCACGCCATGCCGTTCCAGACATAGAGCTGGGAGCCAGCCACGACGTAGCCGTCGCCAGCCGTGTTGCCCTCTGCCGGCAGATCCTCGACGGCATCCTCGGCGCCCTTGAGCACCAGCCCCCGCCCCTGCAGGTCCCCCGCCTGCCAAGCCTGCCAGATGTCGCCGAACTCGCCGAGGATCTGCTGCATAGCCTGCAGGGCCTCGGGCACGTAACCCTGCGTCGGCACGAGCGCATAGCTCAGGCCCGCGCCGCCGGCGCCGGTGTAGGCTGTCGCGAGCTGCAGCTCGCCGTCACTGACGATGCGCTTGACCTCCAGCACCGCGCCGGGCACGGACAGGATGTCGCCCGGCAGCGCATTGCGCACCCACGCCGTGCCGGCGCCCAGGACCACGTCCGAGCCCGCGACGAGCGTGATGGTGCCCGTGCGATACCAGCCCATCAGGCCACCTCACGCACCGGCGTGGCGCCGGTCAGGATGTTGGCGTCCGAGGCCGAGGCGATGACCTGCTCATAGACCCATTGGTCGACGGCGCCGCTGGGCACACCCGGGAGCTTGACCTGAATGAGCGTGACGTGCTTTTTGCCGGCGTCCTTCGAGGCGCGGGACTGGTACGAGTAGAGGGTCGCGGCCGTGGATTGGAGCGGATACACGATCTGGCAGATCGCCAGCACGTGGAAGCTCGGTTGCGCGTCCGTGCGCGGGTCGACGACCTCCTTTTCGAGGCCGATGATGGGTGCGGTGTTGTCGTCCATGGTCATCACGTGGTGGGAGATTCGGGGGGCCACACGACAGCGAGCACTGCCGCGGGCGTGGTGGCTGCGTAGATGGCGTCGCGTAGGGCTTGGCGCGTGCCGACGAGGTACTGACTGGCGCCACGGAAGGCCAAGACCGCTTGCAGCGTCCTGGCGCGCATGTCCTCGGGCGCAATGCCGCGCGCGGTGGCGATGCCATCGAGGTAGGGCGTGGGCGTGGACGCGTCGGCCTGCCAGGCGAGCGCCTCGCGCTCCTGCGTGGGCCACGTCTGCCGCTCGAAGTCGGGATAGCCCGTGGTGAGCGCAGAGGCCTGCCGGCGCGCTTCGGCATTGATGGCGGCCACCTGCGCCGAACGGATGTCGTCCAGCGTGCGCGGATCAACCCAACTGTGCGAAGGCCAGTCGAAGACGCACGCGGGCGAAGGCGCCTCGCCCATGTCGACCCACACGTCGGCGCCGACGTCGCGCCAGTGGCGATCACTGGGCGGCAGGCCCTCGACGACATGGCAGCCGTCCAGCGGCACCGGCACTTCGAGCCCTTCGCCATGCATCAGCACGCGGCCCAGGCCATCAACGATGGAGAACGGCACCAGGGCCATCAGGCGCCCCGCTTTCCGATGAAGACGGCGAGGCGGGTCGTCTCGCCGCCCACCGCCCAGATCGTGTGGGAGCCAGCAGCGCACGTCACAACGCTGGTCATGACGCTGCCGGGGAAGCGGTACTGCGTCGCCCCGGACATGCCCATGTCCACCCATTGCGAGTCCGAGTAGACCGTCGTGGGCGAGACGCCCGTCAGGGTGCGCGTCTCGGCGCCGGGCCCGGACGAGCTCCACGTCGACTGCTGCCCAAACTCGGCCACGCAGAACGCTTCCCACACCTGCCCACCCGGCACCGTGAAGCTGACGGCGGCAGAGCCCGCGCCCGTCGAGAAGACCGGCACCACGATGGCATTGCCGGCGACCTTGAGCGTGTCGATGTCCGCATTGCGGATCATCGCCATGTCGATGAACGTCCGGCCATCCTGCACCTTGAATGGCGTCTCTGCGGAGCCCGAGCCGAGATCGTTGATGACCCGGAACAGGTTCGCCAGGATGACCACCTCCGACTGCACGTCGATGCCACCGTTGGTGCTGGAGACGCTGCTCTTGAGTCCGGCGATCACGCGCCGGCCAAGCGGCGTGGAGATCTCCGTCTTGAGCATCAGCTGCGCCGCGACGTTGCCGTCCAGGCTGGCAAGCGCGAGCTGCTGCTCGCTCACCGTGGCCGAGAGGCCACCCAGGGGACCCGTGGACGCGTTGAGATAGGAGTCGTACGACGCGAACGCCGAATTGAGCGTGGCCTCCAACTCCACATCCGACACGTAGGTCGACTCAATGTCATCGACGCGGGCACGCATGGTGAGGATGTCGCTGGCGAGGGCAGCGTCGGCCGTGGCCCGCACGGTCGACTCTTCGAGGATGTCGGCCTGCGCATCAGCCAGGCCAGCCGACAGCAGGGAGATCTCCTGCGCCATGGCCTCATCGGCCGTGACGAGGACCTCGATCTGGTGCGCATACAGCGCATAGTTGTAGTCGACCTTCGCCTCAAGGATCGTCGTGAGACGGCGCAGCGACCGGCCCATTTCACTCACGCTGACTTCGGCGCGAAGGATGCCCTTCATGTCGGCTGCGGCGGACTGGTCGCGGAACTGCTGCAGGCGCGCGTCTACGCGCCCGAGGTATTCGGCGATGTCGGGCACGTCATCGAAGTCCGGCAGCGTCATCGCCTCCGTCGTGCCCCAGCCGCCGGCATTGCCCGCCAGGTCGACAGCGCGCACCCAGTAGCGGTGCAGCCCGGCCTCTTCCTCGACGCGGGTGAACACACGCGACGTCGTCCGGCCGATCTCGACGGCGTCGAGCAGGGTGTCGCCCTTGCGGATCTGGTATTCGCGCAGCGGCTGCGTGGTGCGGCAATCGCTCCAGCTGATCGACACCGACCGGCCCTGCGTCGAATCGCTCACGTCGGGGGTCAGCGGCAGGAGCACATTGATCGATGCGCTGGACGGCTGCGAGCCCTGGCCGCTGCGGCTGTAGTGCACCGCCCACACCGTCTGCAGGCCCGAGGGGAACCATCCGATGTTCGCGCCGGTGGCATGGCCATCGAAGCGCACATCGCCCCCGGCGGCCTCGGCCGTGTCGCCGCGGCCGATGCGGGTGCGGTCCCACTCGATCAAGTCCACGCCCGCGGGCGGGCTCCAGCGCGCATAGATCCCGTCGCCCTCGACCGACAGCGTGAGGTCGCCCACCTCTGCCGGCGGCTCGGCACCGTTCAACAGGTGGCCGGCGTAGGCCCAGGCCGAGGCGTTGAACGCCGTCTGAAAGCGCAGACGCACCGTGTACTCGTCGCCGACGTCCAGGCCCAGGAGGAACGTCTCCACCGCGTCGCCTGGAAGGTCGACGGTCTTCCAGGGCGCCACGTCCGGCGGATCAGGCTCGTTCGGGTCCGTGGCCCCCTCGCGCCACTGCGCGCGGGTCACGCCGCCGTTCAGGACGAAGCTGCTCGTGGATCGGTTCCAGCTGACCCGCGCCCGCGCGATGACACTGCCGCCCTGCACTGCGAGCTGATCCGGGCCGCTCTCGACTTGCAGGTTCTGCGGAGCCGGCGGCACCTCATACGGATTGGGGAGGTTGCTGTTTGGCGCCGCGTCGGCCAGGACCTCGTCCGCCGTGTCGTAGTAGGCCGGGACATCCTCCAGCAGCTCCAGCGTGAGCGGCGCTCCCCGCGTGTAGCTCCAGTCCGTGACGATGAACGGCTTGTTCTCGATGCCGTAGAAGGCGCTCGAATACAGCACGCGGTCGCCGGGCTGCAGGTGCCAAGCGAGCATCTTGGGGCGGATCTTGAGCACCAGGCCGCCGCGGCTACGCTCGACCAGCACGCGGGCCAGCTGATGGCAGCGCACGTGCGAGCCAGTGAAGGCCAGCGCCAGATCCGTTGCCTTCTCGTGCGGGTCCAGGCCCAGGAACACCGCGTTCTGGTACGCGGTGAAGTCCTCGCTCACGCCGTTGCGCTCGGCGTTGATGTAGGTCCCGCGGGCGGTGTTGTAGACGCGCTCCCCGGGGTTGCACGTCTGCACGACGCTGGTGGGCGCGAGCATGTCGGTGTCGCCCAGCACCAGCACTGGCGTGCTCCAGGCGCCGGCCTGCATGCGCCAGACGCCCGCCGCCTGCAGCGTGAAGCCGGCCATGCTGTCTTCCAGCTGCTGCCGGGTGGAATCCCGGTCCTGATCGCTGCGGAACATCCCATCGCACACATAGCGGGCGCGGGACCATCCGTAGTTCTCGCCGTCGTCGTCGGCCTCGGAGCCGTAGACCTCGAAGTCGCAGGCGTTGGCCGCAGCGATGACCGAGCCCGTCTCGATCTGGCTGATGCTCGCGCCGTACCCCTCGCGGGACATGATGAAGTCCGCAAGGCACAGCGCGGGGTTGCGGGTATAGCCGCGCGTGCCGGTGCGGAAGTCATAGATCGTGTTCTTGCCGCGCACCCTGGCCGAGATCGAGGGCGGCCCCCCCTGGAAGCGCTCCATCACCTTGTTGACGGTGACCACGGCATAGGTGTAGCCCGAAAGCCGGTGCTCGGCCGTCCACATGCCGGGCGCGCCGCCAATCGCGCCGTTGCACTGGTCGATCAGCCACTGATCCGCGACGTCCACTCCGCCGGGGGATAGATGGATGCCGACGTGCACCATCGGCCCGTTGTCGTAGTCGAGAAAGCCGCTGGGCTTGCGACTCAAGGCCTCGTTCGTGGTCCAGCCATCCGGGCCGGCCTGGACGGGATCGTCCTCGATGTAGATCTCGTCGATGCCCTCGCACGGGTGCGCCGCGAAGATCACCACCAGATGGGTGAGCTGCGCCCCTGCGCCCGTGGTGACCATCGCGACGATGCTTCCGCCGATCCGCCCCGGCGAACCGTAGACCACGGCATTCGGCGAATCACTCTGCAGCAGCGTGACCCGTCGATCAGCAAGGTTCGCGATGTCCTGTGCGAGCTTTCGCGCCGCCTCCTGCCGTGCCTTGCGCTTCGCCTGGCTGTTGGCGTATGCCGTGGTCGCGAGGCTGACCACCGTCGTGACGATGGTGAGGCCGGCCGAAACGGCGGCGGCGCCTGTGGCACCCGTAATCGAGCCGATGGTCGCAAGAAATCCAGTGACGACATCGGCGTGTGCGGCCGTCGCCACCATCAAGCCGCCGAGCAGCAGCACCAGGCGGATCAAACGCGCCATGCGACCTCCGCGGCCGTGATCGGCAGGAACATCAACCGATCCGCTCCAGGCGCCACGACGTGGGTGCCCGTGCATACGCCAAAGCTGTACCCCGAGATACGGCCTACCCGCCCGCCACTGCGAACCAGCACCACGTCCCCGCGGCACGCTGCGAGCCCGGCCACTGACGGCCCGAGCAGGAACTCGCCGACCGCAATGAAGCATTCCCTCGCAGGCTGGCCGGCGCCAGCCTGCCGGACGAAGCGCAGCGCCCGGAGCAGACTCCCGCCCTGGAGCGGCCCGCCATCGCAGCGCAGCGGCGCAAGCGCATCGACGCCCGTTTCCTCCCGCACCCAGTCCGCCGCCACATGGGCGCAGTCATGGTTGAAGTAGGCGAAAGCCACGGCGCGCCGCGCGTCGATGAAAGCATCGAGGTCGGCCATCATCGATATCCCAACATCCCGCGGACGTACTGGTATGCCTGGAAGGCGACCGAGGCATACACGGTGGGATTACCCACCAGGCTCTGCAGGTACTCGAAGCCCCGCTCATCCGGGAAGCGCGCGATGTGCTGGACATGGTTCATGCGCAGCGCGGCCGGGTTGCTGCGCACGTCGTAGCTCACCGTGCGGCAGGTCACGCCGATGGAGCCTTCCCGATCCTTGCGGTCGATGTCCATCTGACCCATCACACCAGCGAAGCGCAGCACCGGTGCACCGCTGATCTGCATCGTGTGCGGGTTCACCATGGCGACCCAGATGCGGGCGGGCCGGTCGCGGTACTCGTGGGGGTCGCTCAGCGCGAAGGCGCGCATTTCGAGGGGCACGGGCGATAGTGACAGCGCGAGCTTCTCGGCGGCGCCATCGTCGCTCTCGTGGATCTCGCCGATCTTGCCGAGCCCGCCCACACCCGACCACGTGTAACCCATCACCTCCACGTCGAGCGGCCAATTGGTCAGGCGCAGCGTCCCCGTGGTCGCCTGCAACTCGACGAGGGTCAGCTCGCCGAAGACCTCCGAGCCCGCAAGCGTGGCGAAGTCCGTGTCGACGGCGACCGTCATTCCCAGCTCTCCATGAGATCCAGGCTGTACCCGCCCTGGAAGTTGCCGGGCGTGTCCTTCCAGCTCGTCTCATTGCTCGTTCGCCGCATGAGGCACGTGGGCCGGTCCCACACCACCACGGCGCCCGCAGGCAACAACACGCGCAGGGCAGGCTCGAACTGCAGCGTCACCGTGCCGTCCTGTGCCACGGCATCGGCCTGGACGTGCAGCAACTGGTGAGCAGCGCCCGTCGCGTCTTGATGCACGCCGACCCAATCCCCCATCAGCACAGTGCGGCCGTTCTGGCCAGCAACGGCTAGCGTGACGGAGGTGGCACCGGCCGCCGTCGCCGCGGCCACCGTCCACACGCCGCGGGCGGTACCACGTGGCTCCGGGCTGCGGACGTCCCACACGGCAATGCGGCCGACGCGTCCGCGCATGGCGTGCAGCAGCACCCGCCACCGGGCCATCATTTCCGGGTCTTCCTCGCGCTCGTTGCTTACGATGGCGCACGTCCGGCGCTGCGGCCCGAGCACGGCGACCTGCGTGCTGCCCGTGTCGCCATTGGTGTTGCCGAGGTCGAAGGACATCAGGCCCCATTCCATGCTGGCGATGTTGATGTCGTCGGGAAGTGCCACGATCACGCTCATGACGGAATGGCCCCGGTGCGCTTGAGCTGCTCGGCGAACTGGCGCAGCGACTCGCCCACGATCTGCTGCGTGATCTGGACGATGGACGCCTTGTCCGAGCGCGAATCGATGTTGTTGTGAAGGACGGGCGCGAAGACCATGCCGCCCCCGCCTGCCGCATCAGGGTCGGCGGCGCGGTTGTAGCGTGCGGGCGTGATCTTCTCGCCCTTGTGAATCACGGCGAGCATGTCCTCGGGCACGTAGTTGGTGCCGGTATCGAGCTTGGGCGCACCGCTCAGCAGGTTCATGAAGATGCCCAGGCCATCCCCACCCGCATCGGTCACGGCGTTGCCGGCGGCCAGCGCCTTGGTGACGGACGCAGACGACGAACTGAGGACGAGCAGGCCCCCCAGCCCCTTCAACGCAGAGCCGAGCACACCGCTACCGCTGCCGCCTTCGACAAGGTCGCCGAACAGGGCACGCGACAGCTTCGCGGCAGCGGCCTCGGCCACCATGCGCAGGAGCAGCTGGCCCCAGGCCTTGCCGATGCTGTCGAAGTCGCCCGTCATCGACTTGTAGAGGACGTCGCCAATCTGGTCCTGGATGTTGCCGGCCGCGCGTTTCGCGAAGTCGTCGACCTCGCTGTTCATGGCCTTGAGCGCCTTCTGTGCTTCCTGATAGCTGCCCCAAGCGCCGCCCACAGCTCGGGAATAGGTCTCTTGATCGAGCGCGCCGACTCTCAGGAGATCGTTGAGGCGCTGCACCTCTGCCGCATACGCCTCAGCAGGCGTGCGCATCTGTTCCATGATGCGGCGGCCCTCTTCATTCCGCTTGTCGGTGGCGCTCTGCCATTCCTCTTCCTCACGCGCCTCCTGTTTGCGCCGTTGCTTGCGCTCTTCGGCAATGTCCACCTCGGCCGCAGCGCGCAACATCTGTTGCTTGAGGTCCTCGGTCACGGTTCCGCCGCCGTTGCGGATGCGCTGGATCTCGGCGAGCGTCTGCTCGACCTGACTCAGATCCTTCGCCTTCTCGACCTGCTTGGAGAGCGTTTCAAGGTAGCGTTTCGCCGCGGCCTCCGGGTCCTTCGTCTTGTCGGTACCGGAGCCCGACCCGCCTCCCGTCGTGGCCTTCCTTCCCTTGCCGTCGTCCGCCTTGCGCATGCGGCGGTCAGCCTGATCGGGATAGCTGTCGACGAGGTCGAGCGCCTGATCGCGCTGTTGCCGCTGCCAGTACGCTCGCGCGGCAATCGACTCGTCCAGCAGCTTCTGCGCGCGGGCGCGCTGCTCGTCCGTCTTGGCCTCGGCCAGAAACCGCTGGGCGTTCGCGATCTCCTGATTGGCTGCGGCGATGTTCGTGCCCGCGAGTCGGTCGCCCTTCTGCCGGCCACCGATTCCGAATTCCGAGGCGATGTAGTCATAGACGATCCGCCCCTTGGCAGGGCTCGACGCAAACGCCACGATGTCGGTACCGGCCTGGATCGCCGCCTTGGATACCTGCGTGAGCCAGCCGAGCAGGGTCTGAAACGCCTGCTTCGTATCGTCTGATTCCAGCTGCTGATTGAGCCCCTCGATGGATTCCTTGAGCACCCGCATGCTGCCGGTGTCACCCGTCATGAGGCTGTCAATGTTGTTCTGCAGGGCACTGATGGCCCCGCCGAAGGTGTCGCGGGCGGCCTTGGCGGCGCGGCCGTAGCTGGACTCCAGAGCCTGCAGGACGATCCCCTGCGCCTCGGCCGTCTTGCCCGTGGCCTCCAGCTGCTTGACCAACTCTTTCTGATCGTCGGTGAAGCGAAAGCCCTGCTTCGACAGCGCGGTAAGCCCCTGGCTCGGCACGTCAAGCGCCTTGCCGATGGTCTCGGCTGACTGGTTCAGGTCCATGCCCAAGCGCGCAGCCATGTCGATGACCGCCTGCATGGCGCGGGGCACCTGTTCGCCCACGATACCGGTGTAGCTCAAGAGCCGCGTCTGCGCCTTGTTGATGTCGCCGTCGCTGAAGATGCTGTTCTTCTGCAGCTCGGTCGCCATGTCATTGAGCTGATCGAGCGACCACCCGGCGGCTTCGCCAGTCGAGCGAAGCACGGCGGCGAGCTGGGCCTGCTCCTGCTCGGCGTCGCGCGTCTCGTTCAAGAACTTCTGCATGACGCTGGAGATCGACAGGCCCGCGAAGGCGCCAGCGAGGACGCCCTGCAGCGAGCCCACGCCCGACAGCACGCTGTCGATCTCCCGGTTCAGCGAGTCGAACGCCCCCTTCGTGGCGTTCTTGGCCGTCAACAGGATCGAGATTTCTGCGGTCATCGCGCCCCCGCCCTCACCGGCGCCGCGCCGCCTGGCTGGCCCTGGCAATCGCAAGCACGTCGCGCCCCTTCCTGACGCGCCGGACGGACCCACCCTGACCCGCATCGGCCCCCCCCGACGCCCAGGGATTGGGCGCCGAGAAGTCCGATGCAACCCACGGCCGGCGCTGCCCGCGCCGGGTCGACGGCCCCTGATACACAGCCGCCAGCAGCTGCGCGTGGCGCAGCTGTGCCACGCGCGGATGCAACTGCTCCGCTTTGATCATGACTCGCCAATGCTCGAACTCCTGCGCGCTTAGGTTCTGCCGGGCCAGGCCGGCGACGGTGCACCCCAGCAGTTGCGCGAGCGTGAAGGCATCGCGCAGCGCGGGGTGCGCCCTCAGTTTTTTTCCGCGTCCTCCGCCGAGCTGTTCAGCCGGCTCGCGACGTTGAAGAGGTGGAGCGCTTCGTCGCGATGCCGGACGCCGAAGACCTGCCACTCGGCGTAGGTCTTGAGCGGCAAGCCATCCGCGCCGAGCACCTGGCGGGCCAGCGTGCGCACGGTCTTCTCCACGGTCGCGCGCACGGCAGCGGCCTGCTCGTCCTCGCCCTCCGCAGGCTTCACGCGAGCGGTCAGCACGTCGTCGGAGAGGACTTCGGTGAAGAGGGCGCCCCGCACCGTGACGGTTCCGAGGGATTGGGTCGGCACCTGCTCTGCCGGCACGCCCTCGGGCACGCCGGGCAATGCGGGGCCCGACACAGCTGCACCCAGCGAGGGCACCGCCGCCGCGGTGGGCGGGTTCGTTCGCCGCACCATCGCGTCAGGCCTCCGCGCCGGCCAGGGTCGCCAGCGGACCACGCACGTTGATCTTGAGCGGCGTGGTCACGGCCTGGCCCGAGCTGCCGCCCGGCGCCATCGACGCGCTGGGCGAGCCCGCGAAGAGCAGCTGCGTGCCGTCCGCCCACTGGAAGCGCACCGCGCACACCTCGCGCACCCCCGCCGCAGCCTTGAGCGCCACCAGTGCCGGATCGGTGGGCACCCACAGCGAGCCGAACGAGTACACGATGGGCGTGGGCTTGCCCGGCACCGAGTAGTTGGGATGCGGATGGATCGTCTCGATGTTGACGTCCGCTGCCTCACCACCACTGGGCGTGATCTCCTGCAGCGTCTCGGCCTCGGCGCCGAAGGTGACCAGGCGCACCGTGCTGCCCGCGATCAGCGAGCCCCGCATGCCGGTCGAGTCGATACCCAGCAGCTTGAAGCTGTCATCGTCGACCACGTCCACGATGCCCACAGCGTAGTCCAGTGCGCCGATGCCGCGCGCCCGCACCAGCACGGGCGCGCCATCGGCGAAACCGTGGTCCGCGCACTGCAGGATGGTCTCGGCGCCCTTCGTGACGCCTGCGAGCACCTTGGCGGCGCCCAGTTCGGTCTGTACGGCGACGCTCACGTCGGCCCAGATTTGCACGTCCATGTGCGGCTCCAGATTCAGGAAGGTTGATCCGGCGACTCGCGCCGGAGAAGAAAGTAGGTGGCGGTCCACAGCTGCTCACGCGCAGCCATGGGCGTTTCGCCGCCATCGAAGGGCATGTGCCGGCTCGCCAGCATCCGCATGCGCCCGGCCTTGACCGCCTTGAACTGGGGCGAGCCGAGCACACGCTCGATCTGCAGGCCCAGCTCGCGCCCCTTGGCAGGCGCGTCCTCGGCCTCGGCGACCACGGCCCGCAGCAGCACGCGCAGGCGCCGCTGTTCGGCACGGCCGGCGACGGGCGGGTCCACCTCTTCGCCCTGCTCGTGCTCCCGGATCAGGATCGCGGGCAGCTGGCTCGTGCCCAGCACGCGGACGCGATCGAGAAAGACGCGGTCGCCCGCATCGGTGGCGCCGACCAGGCCGGCGCGCACCGCTTCGAGGATCTGTTGTTGTGCGTGCACGTCAGGCCCCCTTGCTCAGACGGACCGTGACCCAGCCCGCGGCGTCGGGAGTCAGCCCGCCGGCAACGAACCATTCCTCGTCGTTGATGAGCATGGGCGCGTCCATGGCGATGCCCGGTGCGTGCGCGATGTCGAAGGCCGCCGTGGGCGCCACGGCCTCGGCCATGCCCTCGAAGACCGCGGGCGCCTGGACGAAGACGATGGCAAAGGGCTCGCCGCCGCCATAGACGGCCATGGCGTTGGCGTGGTGGCGCAACACGGCCGCATTGACCCGGCGCTCGCGATCTGCGTTGAGCATGACGCGCAGGTCAGGCGGCGACGGTGCCGGGGATGCCAGCCAGGCGCACGAGGCCCACGGTGGCAGCGGCAAGCGCCGGCTCCCACGCGGTCGCGCCCGCGCCCGTGACGTCGCCGGCCGAGGTCGCACCGACAGCCACGAAGGCACCGGCGGACGCGTCCCACATGAGCTGCTGGCCGCGGGTCCAGGCGGCGCCCGCGACCTTCGGCAGCTCGAACACGCCACTGAGCTTGGCATTGAAGGGCTCGCCGACCGCGGCGCCGTGGTTGGCGACGGCCAAGTGCGAACCGATGACGACGAGGTCACCGGAATCGACCGCGGCAGCAGCGGCGGACACCTCGATGGTGTCGCCGGGTTGAACGTAGTTCTTCATGAAAAGTGCTCCACAGGGAAGAGAGGGATGAGGCGCCGCAGGCATGGCCTGCGGCAGGCCGTCAGGCGCCGGCAGCCTTCTGCAGGCCCTTCCAGTCGATGGCTTTGGCCGCGAAATCGAGCGTGGCGCGCACCTTCACGCCATCGATGTCCTCGCTGGCAAAGGTCTCGGTGCGCACGCCTTCGGAGCCGTCGACGTAGGCGAACTCCACCGTGTCGATCTGGCCCGCGCTGGCGGCCATGTACCAGGCCGTTGCGCTCTTCTCGTCGAGCAGCGGCTCGACCACCGGCTCGACAGCAGTCCGGCCGCCGGCGGCGAACTCGTTGATGTCCGTCTGCTTGGCGGGCGTGTAGTTGGCGCTGGTGAGCTGGTAGGCCAGCGTTTCCAGATCCGAAGGCACGATGAGGAAGGCCGGGCGCAGGTTCAGCGTCGTCTTGCCGTCGAGGTCCTTCTGCTTGCGCATGGCCGCGCGCGAAGCGCGCAGCGAGTCCAGGGAAAGCGCGCTGCCGCCGCCGCCCTGCAGGTTGCCGTGGTCGGCGTGGAACAGGGCTTTGCCGTCCTGCATGGTCGGGTTGCCGGCCAGCTGGTCGTACACGAGGCGGTTCTCCAGGCGACGCGCCGACTCGCCGAAGCGGGTCAGCAGGCGGTCGAAGGCGCCCAGATCGTCATTGACGAACATCTGCCGCGTCATGGCGATGGCACGGCCGTAGCTGAAGGCGCGATAGCCGGTGGCGTCCTCGGTGATCGTGCCGTAGGTGTATTCGCCCGCCTCGTTGAGCTTCTTGAGCTCGGGTGCGCCCCCCACAGCCAACACGTTGACGATGCGGAAGTCGGGCAGGTTGGCGGCACGTCGGGCCCACAGCTGGAACGTGCTTGGGGCTTGGTCGTAGGCGCTGCGCAGGCGACGCGCGCCGACGCCACCCAGCAACGACGGGAAGTCGCCCGTGGTGTGGGTGCCGGCCGCACGCACGGCGAATGCGCGCGTGGCGATCTCGTTGCGGGAGAGGCCGCGCGTCGACACGCCCAGGCCGGTCAGGGCCTCGCGCGCCATCTCGACCAGCGACAGGCCACGGTACTGACGGCCCGCGTCGGTGAGCTGGGCCGCCGGGTCCATGCGATGAGAGATCGCCTCGGCCATCCCGGCCATGCGCACCTCGTGCTCGTCACGGACCGTAGTCACCACCGAGCTGCCGCCGCGGCGCTGCTGGTCGCGCGCATCCATGCGGTCGAGGATGGCGGCGCGCGCCTGATCGACCGTCGAGTTGTTGCGCACCAGCTGCTCGGCCAGCTCGGCCGCACCATGGCGCGTGCACAGCGCAATGATGTCGGCCGCGCGGGTCGCGTCCGTGTCGGGCGCAGGACCGCCAGCGGGCGCAGGGGCTGCGCCGCGGGACTGCGAAGAAGGGTCGTTGGGGCGCGGGGTGCCAGCGTCGCCGCCGGCGCCCTGCTCGTTCGATTGGGGCATGCGTTGCTCCTGAGTTGCGGGGGAATGGGCGGCTGCCCGGACGAATTCGCACGGCGTGCCCGTTTGGCTGGCCCGCTGCTGCGAAGACTGCTGATCGCCGCGCGTGCCGGCATTGGCATCGGCGGGCACGGTGACGAAAGAGATTTCCTTGGGGGTCCAGCGCGTGGCGCGGTACAGATCGACGTTGACGCCGTCCGTGCGGTCCTGCGCGCGGGTGATTTCGTAGCGCTCGACGCTGTAGCCGAAGCTGATCGCGCGGATGATTCCGGCGCGGATGTCGGCCACGATGCCGGCCAGCTCAGGGCGCTGGCTCAGGCGCAGGGTTGCGCGCCCCTCGCCGGCCTCGATCCATCCACGCGTGGCAACGCCGATGATGGACGCAATGCCGCCATAGGCACGATGGTTGTCCAGCACCTGGACCGTGCCGGCCTCGAAGCGGGCCATGTCGACAGCCTCGGGCGTGACGTCGAGCTGCTCGTCGTAGGGCCGGTCGTTCCAGTAGTCGTAGCGCCGCACCGACGCGCCCTGCGTCCAGACGACGTCGACCGTGTTCTCGGTCTCGTTGAAGGTCGCCGGCACCAGCTGCGCGGCCCGCGTCTGGACGGGCATGTCGCGGGTCTGCTGATCGCCTGCGGGCTGTTGGGGTGCAGTGGCTTGAGGCATGCGCGCAGTGTTCCGGGACTGCTGTGCCATTTCCCGGAAAACTGTCACAACTTTTGGGCCGGCTTCTCCGTCGTCGTCTTGTCGCCACCCAGGGCCGCGAGCAGCTCCAGCGGATTGGCCGCGCCCAGCAGTGCAGCCAACAGAGGCAGCGTGCCGTCATCCTTCAACCGCCGCAGGTCATCGCGCAGCTCCGTGAAGACCTGATCCGGGTCATAGCCGCGCTCACGGATCTTCTCGCTGATGGACTGCAGGCCGCCCTTGATCTCCGAGAGGTCGGCCGCCACGTCCTGCGCCGGATTGACGCTGGGCCACTTCGGCATCGTCCAGTCGGCGAACACCCCCCCCGGGAGCGGCCCGGCGACCAGCTCGTCGAGCTGGGCCCAGCGCCGCGCGATGGGCGCCAGGAACATGGGCACCAGCAGCGTCCATTGCTCGCGCTCGACCTCACGGCGATAGAGGTTCGTGCGCACGCGCGAGCTGGAGAAGTTCACCTCCACCATGTCGCCCGTCATGTACTCATAGGGCACGCCCAGCCCGGCCGCGATGATCTTCTGCCGGTGCTTGACGTACTCCACATGACCCGGCGCCGCTGTGGGCTGGATGAACTGGGGGTTACGCATGCCGGGCGGCAGCGCCACGATGCCGCCGCCGGCCAGCTCGCCGAGATCCAAGGTCGCGGGGCGAGCCCCACCGTCGGCGCTGATGCCAGGATCGGGCAGCTTTACGCCGTCGAGCAGGCTCTCGTCCCATTCGCCAATGGCGCCCATGCGGGCTTCGAGGTTCTTTCGGGCCTGCTCAGCGTCTTCATAGACCTGCAGGTCGCGCACGTTGGCGATGACCGGCGCAAGCACCGTGATGCCGGCCTGCTGCCCGGGCCGTGCCGGATTGAACAGGTGGATGATCTCGTCGGCCGGCACACACTGACTCTCCCGCAGCATGGCCCGAAAGCCGACGTCGCCAGGATGCCGGTCAAAGAGCCAGTACGCGACCCGTTCGCCGCGGCCGTTGTACTCGATGCCGGCGATGACCTCGTTATCCCCGCGAACCTCGCAGCGGTCGACGTCGAGCCAATCGATCTCCAGCAACTGCAGCTGCAGCGGCGCAGTCGTTGGACTGGTGCGCCGGTCGCGCAACCGCACCAGCACCTCGCCGTCGACCTTCATCGTGTGCCAGGCCTTGGCCATCAGCCCGCCGAAGTCAAGCAGTCCGTCGTAGTCGGCAAAGGCCGTCCAGGCCTTCCAGCGCTTGCCGGTCAGGCCTTCCCGATCTCCCACCCACCGCGCCAGTACGCCGACGCCGATGGTGCACGACACCATGACGCTCAGCGCCTGCGCCACATAGGGCACGTTGGCGCACAGGGCGCGGGCGCGATGCCGCAACTCGCGCGCGTCGGCCACGTAGTCGGCCCGCGCGCTCGCGCCGGGGCGCCGCGGGCGCCAGCCGTCCGCCTTGCTTGCGCCTTCGTAGGCGCGCACAAGCGCGTCACGGAACCATGCGCGCTTGAGCCCCTGCTTAGGGTTCGCCCATCCGATGGCCCGGTCGAGCCAAGTCGCCCGACCGATGGCCTTGGCGCGAGTGCTGACGGTGCCCATGTCAGCCGCCCCGGATCGTGCCGAAGGTAGCGCGAACGACGACGGCCCGCTGACGCGTCGCGCGCGGGGCGAGTTGCCCCTCCAGCTCGCGGCGCGCCTCGCGCATCTCGTCGAGGCTGCGATAGGTGACGGAGGCACCGTCACGCGTGGTGACCGTGCGTTCGCCGGATTGGATGGCCTCATTGAGCCGGGCCAGGCGCTGTTGGAGATCTTGCGTGCTCATGCCGGCACGCTATCGGGACAGCTGTGCCATTTCCCGGAAAAATGACACAGAATCTGTTGCCCGCCGGCTTCGTCACCGCCAAGACAACAACACGCACCTTGCAGCGCAAACATGTCCGCAGATCAGTTCCAGTTCTATTTCAAAAATTGGATTCGCGAGCTTGCCGTACTTTCTTACGTCCTTAATAGCAAGTTCGGAGTAATCAATGAATCTGCCCAACTTAATATATTAATACTTCAGCTGTCCGAAACCCTCTTCGATTGCGCCCAAGAACGTGCACCAACCACCCGCACATACCGAGCCAAAGAAGAATTGGATCAACAGACCTCAAGACTTCAAAATTTCATTGATCGCGTGGAGAAATTAGACAACAGCGTCTTCCCCGATCTGATTTCAGAATTGCAATTTATGAAGGATTATTGGAGGGCCTATGCAACGGAGAATATTCCCCTCTTCCAACACTGGGCAAAAGAACATGAAAAATTGGGATTCGTAACGGCACAGGAGCGCGCGGACCTCAATGGAAAAATTGAAAGAGCCGAAATCGCATTAGGTGCATTGAAATCTGAATTAGTTATTGCAAAAACTGAACTCGCAGATACTTACAAACAACTGAAAGATCCACTGTCGCGAGGAAGCTGGAAGGCTGCGGCGAAGGTTTTTCAGGATAATGCATGGTTCGCCCGAGGATCAAAAATTTTTTGGGCATTAACTTTTATTGGCTGCCTTGCGGCGACTGTCTGGATTGGATTATCGAATCCGCTAGAGGAACTGTTTTACTGCATAGATCCTAACGCAACCAATGCTACTGCATTGCAGTTTAGCTATGGCGAGGCACTAATTCGGGCGCTGAGGCTTGCTCCGTTCATTTGGCTTGCTTGGTTTGCGGTAAAACAGTTCGGTTACTCTGCAAAAGTCTTGGAAGACTATGTCTTTAAATCAGCGATAACCAAGGCATTTGAATCGCTAGTTGCAAACGAGCAGCTCGCAAAATCAAAAACTCGCATTCTTGATCGCGCTATCGCATCACTACTAGAAAATCCACTTAGAATCTATAAAATTCCTACGGGAGCTTCGACGCCGCTTCAGGAAATCGGTTCAGCGCTGCGTAGCGCTGTCGAAGATGCGAAGAAAGAAAAGAAGGATTAGTAGCAAACTGAATTCGCTATTTACCCGGCTGCTTCAGATAACGATATACCGTTCGTCTCGATATACCTAATCTTCGAGCGACCTCTGTGGCATTGCGCCCATTAAACAGGCGCAGCACCTCCGTTGCTATTTCTCGCGAGATTCTTTTAGGTATATAAACCTCTTCGCCCGCGAATTCAGCACGAACAGCAATGCGTGCGCGCGTCAAGCCAACAGGATCGTCTGCCAAATTTGGAAATTCTTCCACAAGGTACTGGAAGATGCGATCAACTAGATCAGGCGTGGCTTCGACCAGATGCTGAAGATCCGATCCGTCGCCGGTTGGCAAAGGTTGGTTCACCATGCACGTCCCGCTGTTCGGCGCTTGTGAATCGGATTTTGGCTTTGTATATTCGCCATTTGCACTGGCGCGGAGTCCTCAATTTCGGCTTCTGCTAGGCGCGCCTCCGCGATTGGCGCTGAAGACAGCGAGAAGAGATCCGCAGGGGGCTGGACAGCTATCTCAAGCGCAGCCCATCGCGCCTCGGTCCACTTGTGCAGCCCTAGGCCCATGGCCGCGTGCAGCGCATAGTTGCGGTTGTCCAGCTGCTCGTTGCGCGGGCGCCGCTTGACCCACTTGTAGGCGTCGCGGCCCTGGACCTTCGCCAACACTCGCTGCTCGGCGGTGAGCTGCTCATAGAACTCGCGGGGAAGCTCATTGGAGAAGTGGACATAGCCGGGCCCGGCCTGCTCGATGGCGAGCTGACCCAACAGCAGATCCTTTGCCGCGTCTGTGCCCACGCGCCAAAGCTTGATGCCGCGCGCGACCTTCTTCCCGCGCCAATCCACGTCCTGCAAGCCACTTGCCCCGAGGATGGGGCACGACTCGTTGCCATCGCCCTTTATGGCGCGCAGGTGGGGCAGCACGTGCTGTGCGGAGCGAACCCAGTTGTAGACGGCCTGTGTCTGGTCGGAGCTGTCGATGCTGGTCGCGCTGATGCCCAGGCTTCCACCATGCCAGTCCTGCCGATAGCGGCGCTGCAGCTGCACGGTGACGGCCGACCATTCCTCGTCGACCGCAGGGTTGCCTTCGATGACCACGACGTCGACCACCCATGACTCCATCCCGCGGCCCCAGCCGTAGACCGTGATTTCCCAGCGGTTGCGCTGGACGTCGACGCCAGCGGTGAGGACGAGACAGCCCTTGGGCACCGTGCACAGCTTGTAGGGCTCCGCGCGAGCCTGCAGGGCGTGGCCGTCCGTACGCTCGCCTGCCAGCTCCCACGTCTCGCCCAATGTCTCGTTGACGAAGAGCTGCATAGGGCCGGCGTCGCCCTTCTCCAGTGCCTTGAGCGCGTTCTCGAACTCCTCGACGATGTCGGACCACGCCCGCTGCGGGCTGTACGCCGTCCACACATGCACGCCCAGTGACCTGGGTGGCCGGCACGGCGTGCCGGCGTCATCGCGCCAAATGCGATCCCGCCCGTAGCGCCTGCCCGTACGCTCGCAGATCCATACGCCCTTCATGGGCACGCCGCCACGCAGGTAGTCAGCCTGCGTGATGGACTCCCGGCAGTGCGGGCAGACGTGCCGGACAGTCTTTGGGTGCCCCCTGTCCCACTTGAAACCATAGGGCTTGTCCTTGCCGCCCCACATGAGCGGATGGTCCAAGCCGCAGTGCGGGCACTCGATGTGGAAGCGCACGAAGCCCTCGGCCTCGGTCGCTGCATCCTCGATGTGGCACAGGCCCTTGAGCAGCGGCGTGGAGCCGCAAACGAGTTTGGGATACGGCGCACCCTCCAGGCGCCCGCGCGCCAGGCCGCGCGGCGGGCCGGCCTTCTCGATGCTGCGGTCGAACTTGCTGATCTCGTCGAGGATGGAGACCGCCACCGTGATCCGGCGGAAAGCGCGGGCGGCCTTGCCGCCGAGCAAGTGCAGGACGCTGTCCCGAAAGCTCTTGAGCTTGATGGTCTCGTCGTTGGCACCCTTGCCGCGCTTGCGGGCCTTGTTGACCGCGGCCACGCCGGTGAGCGGGTCAAGCAACGGATCGATCTCGCTCTTGACATAGCTGTCACGATCATCGTCCGTGGGCTGCCACAGCGCCTGCTTGCGACGACGGTGCGCGATGTTGTAGCAAACGAAGGCGGTGACCATCTTCGTGTAGCCGACCCGCTTGGCCTTCATCACGTCCAGCTCTTCGATCCGGTCGTCGCTCATGAAGTCGAGGATGCCGACCTGAAAGGCCCAGGCCACCCACGCCCCCTTCTGATGGCTGCTCTCGCCCGCGAGCTTGAACTCGTCCGCGGCCCAGTCACCGAGCCGCTGCGGCGGATCGGCGCGCAGGCTGTCCAGGCCGAGGCGCACAGCGGCCTTGATGGCGGCTGCAGTCTCCGGGTGCAGCACCGGCGGATTCATCGTCATTCCGCGAAGCCCTCCGCCTCACCAATGTCTATGGCGTCTTCCTCGCCCTCGTCGGCCATCATGGCGTCCACCTCGTCGGCGACCAGCCGCTCCGTTCCCTTGATCCACTCGTTGCGAGCCTGCGCGATGACCTGCAGGACTGCGACCTTTGCCTCGTCAGGCAGATCTGGCACAGCCTTGCGCAGCGTGCCCTCCAGCTGGTCGAAGCGGTCGACCACCGCACTGGCCGCCCGCGCCAGCACGTCGGCAAGCAGGCCCACGGCCGCGTATTCCTTGCGCGCGACTTGGTTCTTGATGGCCTGCCCGATGCGCTGCTCGCGGGCGAGCGCGGCGCGCTCCTGCACGAGGTCGAGCCCGCCCGCCTCGGCACCCGCCCTGCCCGCCGCCTGATCCCGCAGGCGCTCGCAGTAACCCAGGAGCCAGACCTGCGCCGTCTCACCGCGGGCAATCACGCCCTCGCTCACGAGCTGACTGACGCGGGCCTCGCTGACGCCGATCAACTGGGCGAACTCCGCTTGAGAGATCGACTGTTCCAGTAGAGGGATGACCTTCACTTAACCCCCTTAGGAGAGTCGATGAACAGTCCGAAGGCGCGGTGCGAATTACCCGCACTCGACCCACCCCGGAAGAACCTAACCCCCCGGGGGGGGTGGGCCGGGTCGGCCGCGTCCCCGCCGGGCCGGGCGCCCTGCGCTGGGCCGCGGTGGAACGCCGGCCGTGTTCCACGCGAAACGTGTCGAAGGCCGTCGACCATGAAACGACCGCGTGTGCTCCACGCGAAACGTACTGAGGGCAGCATCTCCGTCATCACACCCCCGCCGCCTGACGGATGCGGTAGCGCATGCGGCGCGCGAGGACTTCGCTTGCCTGGGCCTCGGCCGCGATGTCGTCCATGCTGATCCTCGGCGCGTAGCCAGGCGTCCGCACGAACAGCAGCACCGGCACGAGGTCCGCGTCGTGCGTGCCCCGCGCCGCCCACACGCCGGGCGCCAGATGCCGAGTGCGGCCACCGCGCAACCGGCCATAGGCCACGAAGTAGCGCACGCCGAGCGTGGTCATGTAGACCCTGCGCGCAGCAACCGAGCCGATGCCCTGTTGATTGCGCAGCTGCGCCTTGCGGCGGTCGGTCATGTTGGCGCGGTAGCCCTGCTCTCCGCTGGCCTGCAGGTAGCTGATGAGCTGCGAGAGGAAGGCGCCGCGCAGGTTGCCGCGTCCGTCATCACTGCCCGGGTACGGAGTGCGCGGGATAGCCGTCTGCATACCCACAGGCAGGATGCCAGCCCGCCGCAATGCAACCTCACTGCGTTTGTCAGCGCGCCGCCCGCCGAACTCCTGCGCCTGGAGCACATGCTGCGGATCAACGCCGATCTTGCCGCCGGGCGACCATGTGCCACGCGAATCGAGCGTGGGGATGATGCGCGCGGTGAGGTTCTCGGGCGTGGCCTGCACCACCTTGGGAGAGCGGGCAATGAACGGCGTGGGCCTGTCGAAGGCGCTGGTGAGCGCGGACACCATCACGCCGCGCACCTTGAAAGCGGTGTCGTTGATGGCCGCCGCCTGCACAGCGCGCATCTGCGGCCCCGTGAGCTTGTCGGCGAGGTGGCGCACCTTGTCGATGCCGGTGATGGTCGCGTCAATGCGCATGGCCTGTCTCCATCTTCCGCAGGGCATTGCGCACCCGCGCTGCGTACACCGGGAATTGCTCGCCCCGGCCTGCCTCGAATGCCTTGCGGTCCCAGGGCGGCAGACCGAGCTTGACGCCCATCGCGACGATGCCGTCTGCCGTCTCGTCCCATGCCCGTGCCGAGCCTGCCGAAGATGGCGCCGCGGTCACCTCGTCCGTCCAGCGGCGGCCATGCAGCCATGAGGACAGCATCGGAATCAGGTGCTCGCGCCCCTCGGCCTTGAGCCGCAGCCATTCCGGCCCGTGCGCCTGTGCCGTGGCCGCCGCGAGGATGCGCTGCTGCAGAGCGGGGTCCGGCGCCAGAGCCACCCACTGCCGCCGAGCCCGCTCCTGCGCCTTGCGGCGCGGATACACCGCGACAAGGGCCTCGAAGGCAGCCATGTCCGGCGCCGGGCATGGCCCGGGTTTCGGTGGGGGATCGGCTCGGCGGACGTGTTCGCCCCCCGCGACGGCGGGGGGTATGGGGGGCTTTGATTCCTTGACGATTAAATGACGATTAGTGTCCGCGTGGCGGACTGGTACCGGTCCGCGCGGCGGACTGGTGGGGTTCGCGTGGCGGACCGGTACGCCTGGCGGACCGGTCCGCGTGGCGGACTGGTCAGGCGCATGTGGTGACGGCTCGCCCGCTGCATCTGCAGCGAATTTCTCGGGTTCAACCCAGTACGTCGTCTTGCGCCCATTCGTTCGGTTGGCACGCACGATGCCCGCCGACTCCAGCCAGCCAATCGCCTCGATCACTGCCGTCCTGCCGTAGCACGTCCGCTCACAGATGCGGTCGATGCTGGGCCAGCAGAACCCCTCATCGTTCGCCATGTCCGCGAGCGCGATCAAGACCGCCTTCGCCGGCGGCCTCATGCTCAACGGCCAGCACAGGCCCATGATTCGCGTACTCACTGCGCCCCGCTCACAGATCCACCACCGGCGCCGGCCGCATCCGCCCACGGAGCATCGCAACGGCATGGCCCACGGATGCAATCAGCTCCTGGCCCATCGCCTCTGCCCGTCGAACCTGATTCCGGGTGACCTGCCCTTCGCCCACGAGAACGGCATCTGCCAGTGCTCGCACGAAGTCGGCCTGCGCCACCTCAAGGCGCATGACGGCCTCGACGGGCTCGCCGCCCGCCTGGTCGGGCGTGGCCCGCGTGCACACGTAGCCCAGCGCTGCGGCCATCGCATGCAGGACATGGGCCCGGCCGCTGAATAGCTGTGCAGCCACCAGCTCGGTAGGCCGCAGGAAGTGCGTCGTGTTGTTGGGGTTCGCCTTGTGGGTGAGCGTGCCGACCGGCAGGCCCATCCGAGGCGCCAGGCTCTCGACACCACCCGGCCCACCATGGACCACGTGATAGGCGGCGTCATCAATCGACATGGGGCCTGCCCTGTCGGGCGCGCCCTCATCGTCGACATGGCCGCCGCCGGTCGACATCGAGAAACTGCAGTGCACGGAAAGGACTCCCCCAAGTGAGCACGGAAACACCCCGACACGGCAACGACGCGCCTACGGTGCTGGATCGGCTTGACGCCCTGGAATTTGTGGTCGGCCAGCTCGCGCTGGCAATCGAAGCGGACAGCGCGGACATGCGCGCTCGCCTCCCCTCGCGCCCAACGGGCATCGGTTGCGAGGACGGCAATGCGGAGCCCTTCACGGTGGACGGGTTCCGGGAATGGCTGGAGTTGTGTGTCCAGCGTATGGAAGCGCACGAGAGCGCGCCGGCCGCACTGCGGGCCGCCATCGCGCGGGCGGCCCACGGCATCGCCGGAGCGCCAGCAGTAAAGCGCGAGCACTAGCCATGAGGACCTACGCGTCCGCCGGGCCGCTGCAAAATCGGCCACTCATACCACCCACCCCCTGGAGGAGAAGGCATGGCGACAGTCAGCATCAGCAGCACGAGCAGCGCCAGTGCACAGCTGAACATCGAGGGAAGTTTCTCTGCAATGGAACTGGAGGACCTCATCCATCGGCTCGCCGAAATGCGCGCCGAAATGACGCCAGAGGTTCCGAACACCAAAGCCGCCGCTGTAGACGCGGGCTGCTCCATGCTGCAGGAAGATCGACCATCAATCACGGCCGCCGTCCGCGTCGACGGCACGCTGCGTATTGCAATGCGAAACCGTGGCATTGGCTGGCTGGCAGCCATCGTCGACGAGCGCACTGCCCACGCGTTGGGGCAGTACATGGTCAACGCGACCACCGAAGCAGTGGACCTCTTCGCGAGCGGCGACGGCAAGCGGCACTGATCGCAACGAGCATCGCGCCGCCCCGTTCACGACGGGCATCACAGGCGGCGGCTCGGCGCCCCCGCGCGAGTAACCGGGACTAGGTATGGCTTTCATGTCTGCCGTCCTACAAACACTGGGGATGGGTTGCTTCCGTGCGCGCCGATCTCAGCAGGTCCAGCTGCGCAGGGACGTACAGCTCATCGCTCGGATCGGGAAGCGCTCTCATGCCGCCGTAACGCCATGCGTGCTCGCGGTGCAACGGGCTAGCGACATCCCCCGCCCTCGAAGGCACACAGTTGCCGAAGGCGTCTGCGCAACACAATGGGCGAGGTCAACCCCTCTACTCCGAAGGACATCCTCTCCGCCGGCGAGTTCGATCAGCGCACGCCCCACGCTGTACCTTGGCTCAGCAGCCCGTCCCTCTGCCAGTCGGCAGACAGTGGACTGGTCAACGCCTACGCCATCTGCGATGGCGCGCTGCGTCCATCCCTCAGCTAGGAGGTGACGAACGATGCAGGACCAAGGTTGGATGCGCTCATGCATAGGCTCGCATGATGCATCAACGCATCACCCAAGGCAAGCGGCTTCTGACAATGCAGCAATGCATGAGGTCACACGCAGGATCATTGCCGAGCAACTCAAGTCAAAGGGCCTCAGCCAGAGACAACTGGCCATCTTGGCGGGCATGAATCAGAGCACTCTGAACAGATTTCTAAATTCAGCAACCGACACGCTGGATTTTCCGCATGTCGTCGCAATTGCTCATGCGCTAAACATGACTGTTTCAGAACTCATTGGAGAAACGCCACTGCTTAGCGATCCGAAGATTCGAACGGTCGCCGCTGCAATGAAAGATATGCCGGAATACAAGAAAGACGCGATAGTTGCAGCCAGCAATTCGCTCGCTACGCCAGACGTGGGCACGAAGCTGCGCAAATGATGCGCTCTACCTCTATTGCGTCACAGGAGTGCCACTGCTGACGTACCGCATGAGCGCTATCTGCGTACTCATTTAATGCACGTCGCCGACCAAAGTTCTTCGAAGGCCTCGACGGACGATTTTCTAGCAGAGGGATTGATTGCTCTAGGTTCAAGCGCAATTGATTGCGCACCGCTTGAAAAGCGGGTTACAACGAACCTGCTAAACCCAACATAACCGCCAAAGCCGTTTTTCGAGTTGACCTCACCACAAACGGTTTGAGCGGAAACCGCACGCACCGCCCTGAACTGCGCTGAGGCCGGATCTCTCACCGATTGACGGACGCCGTCCACCGCAATTCCGACGAGCGCCGATTCATCCACCGCCCACGCGGCAGACCAACAAATCCACAGCCCTAGGCCGAGTGCAGCACAACACGGCGCCCTACTCGTCATGCCAACTGTATATCTCACGAGCACACGAAAAATGATGCACTGATGCATTGACAAGGGATGATGCGTCAATGCATTATGCGCCCCGTCATCACGACGGAGACCCCATGGCACTTGCCCACCCCGCGCCGGCGGAAACCGGCACCGCAGCACGCGCCGCAGCGCGTGCCGTCATCCAGATCCGCCAGCGTGGCGCACGCCGCCAAGCGTTCTACCGCGAGGTAGAAGGCACTCGGCGGTGCAACTGGATCACCCTCCCCGTCCCTGCCGCTGAAAAGGCGCTGAAACGCGGCCTGCTCGACATGGGGTTCGGGCATACGCTGCCCGCCGTCTCGCTGGAAGACGCGGAGGCCGAAGAGCGCCGCGACCAGATGGACCGCCGCGAGTTCGACAACATCGAGCGGGGGCTAAACGCCGAGCGGAACATGCCCGAACTGCCCTACTGCATTCCTGAGTCGTGGAGTGCGGCGGGGAGCTACTGGCTTGCGTATCCCCGCGCCCCCCTTGCAGCCGAGCTGTATGACGTCATGAACCCGGGCGCGTCGATCCGCAGCGGCTACCTGGCTACGGTCGATGACTTCGGCTTCCTCGTGCCGGTCCGTAGCACGGGAGCGCTGCTGTGAAGGTCCACACCGCAGATGGGCGCTGGTTTGCGCTGCAGGCTGAAACCGAGGTGGATCACGCGCTCCTTGATGCCATCGATACCGCTGCGCACCGGGTGCACGTGGTACGCCTGCTGCGCAAAGCTGGTCAAAACGATGCCGTGGTCCTGTCCGCGGACCACACCGACCCCCGTGCGCTAAAAGCCGAGGCGGACCGCAAGACTGCTCGCGCCATCGGCCAGCTGCTGCGCCTGGGCCTTCGTCAGTCTGCATTCGACGGGCATTCCAGCGCCGATGCCACCAATCCACAGTCGCAAGAAGAGCTCACCGCCCGTCTCGAACAGCTCCAGCTCATGCTGGACAGCCGGCCTTTCTCGGTCGGCGAGCAGAAACCCGTGCTCAAGGAAGTGAAGTGCGCCCATCGCTGCACTGTACCGAGCTGCGGCGGGAGCGGGAGCGCCAAATGATCAGCGCCGCACGGAAAGCCAGCATCAAGCGGCACGCCACCGACTGGGCGCTCGGCGCCATCGTCGCGACCTTCATCCTTGCGCTGACGGTGGGCAAGGACGAGGCTCCGCCGCCGCCCCCGCCCGCCGTGGCCGATGCCATCGAGGGCGCTCGCTTGGCCGCCCGCGAGCGCGACCTACCCGTGCCTTGGCCGCCCCGGTGACGCGTGGGAGCCCGCCATGCCGCAGCCCACCCCGCCCACGGACACCCGGCCCGCGCGCCGCACGCGCGCCGACCTGATCACGCTCATCACCGAGGCCCAGGCCGAAGCCGAAGAGGCCAAGGACCGGCGCAAATCCATCACGCCGATCCTGTCCGCCATCGCAGCCATATGCATGGTTGCGCTGCTGCTGGGCTTCTATCTCGGAGGCGCGTAGCCATGAAGACGTCCGGCATCTTCTTTCTGCGGCGCCCGCCGTACCGCGTGCAGCTGGCGTCTCCGCGCGATGGGCACGGCCACGGCTGGCAGCTGCTGCTCGGCGAGCGCCACTCGCAGCGGGGTATCCAGATGCTCGCCGCCATGTGGCTCGGCCCCGAGGCGGACGCTTTCATGCAGGCCCACCCGGAATTGAAGGCCGGCGACTGCCTGGACCTGCAGCTGGACCGGCTGCACGTCAGCCGGGACGAGATCGTCGGCTTTGTCGAGCGCGGCGACCTCGCTCCGCCGCGCTGGCCCGCCGCCACCGAGGACCCCTCGCCCTCCGCCCTTCCCACGCCTCCGCAGGTTGTCTCCTGCGGCGTGCACCCCCTCACTCCCTCATCCCCTCATATGCCTCATTCCATCGTGGCCCTCGCCACTGTGAAGAAGCGGGCCCAGGAAGCCGCGCGCGCACGAAAGTCCGCCGACGAAGCCTGCCCCTACCCCTTCGAGAGCGCTGCCGCCGGCAGCTTCAAGGCTTACTACGAAGCCGAGATCCAGCGCATGCAGGCCGAGCAGGCCGGCGCGGTGCAAGAAGCCTCGCAGGAGGGCCTCCCGTCATGAGCAGCTGGATGCTGACCCCCAGCGGCGCGGAGTACCACCTCTACGGCGCCGATTCCTTCACCGACGACGGAAGACCCGTCAACGTGCGCGATGTCGCGCACCAACTCGCCCTCATCAACCGCTTCCACGGCGCGACCTCTCGGCCGTACAGCGTGGCCGAGCACTCGCTGCTGTGCTGCGACATCGCGGAGCAGCTGGGCCGCTCGGTGCATGTGCAGATGGCCGCCCTGTGGCATGACGCGCACGAGTGCATCACCCAGGATCTGAGCAGCCCCGGCAAGGGCGCCGTGAACCGGGTCGCCTGCGCAGGCGGCGGGACGAGCGCATGGACGGTCTTCGAGTCGGTCCATGCGAAGCGCTTCCGCCGCGCCTTGGGGCTGGAAACCGTCTTCGTGAGCATGCGCGCGGTGCTGCACCAGATCGACCTGATCGCGCTGGCGACGGAGCGGCGGGACCTGACGGCCTGGAGCCCCGAGCGCAACACCCCGTGGCCCGTGTTGAACGACGAAGACCCTGCCGAGCGCATCGAGCCCGTGCAGTCGGTTCGCCTGAACACGTGGGAGCGAGGCCAGATGGCCTGGCAGGACTGGCGCCAAGCCTTCCTTGATCGCTTCGACGCGCTGGAGCACGCCCGCCAGCTGCAGCGGAGCCCGGCATGCTGACCCCGCAATTCCTGCTGCCGCTGGCGGCCAAGCTGGTCATCGACCTGTTCGCCGGCGGCGGCGGCGCATCGACCGGCATCGAGCAGGCCATCGGCCGCCCGGTGGACGTGGCGATCAACCACGATGCCGAGGCCATCGGCATGCACGAGGTCAACCACCCGCAAACGGCCCACTTCCGCGCGGACATCCGCGAGGTGGACCCGCTGGCCGTGACCCGCGGCCAGGCCGTGGGCCTGCTGCATGCCTCGCCGGACTGCACGCACCACTCGCAGGCGCTCGGCGGGCAGCCACGCAAGGCCGAGATCCGCTCGCTGGCCTGGCAAGTGCTGCGCTGGGCCGGCAAGACGCGGCCCGACGTCATCACGCTGGAGAACGTCGAGCAGATGCTGCTGTGGTCGCCGCTGATCGCGAAGCGCGACCCTGCGACCGGGCGCGTGCTCACACTGGAGCGCGTCCGCGATCCCGTGTGCGGCAAGCTCGTGCACCGCGTTGCCGAGCCAGGCGAACGGGTCGCGCGTGGCAATCAGTTCCTGATCCCCGACCCGAAGCACAAGGGCAAGAACTGGGACCACTTCGTCGCGGCGCTGAGGGCGCTGGGCTACAAGGTGGAATGGCGCGTGATCTGCAATGCAGATCTGGGCGCGCACAGCACGCGAACGCGGCTGTACATGGTCGCCCGCTGCGATGGCCTGCCCATCGTGTGGCCTGCACAGACGCATGCGAAGCGCCCCCACGCCGGTCTGCTGGCCCACCGGCCCGCGGCCGAGTGCATCGACTGGAGCATTGCCGGAACGAGCATCTTCGGGCGCAGGAAGCCGCTGGCCGAGGCGACCATGCGGCGCATCGCGCACGGCATGCAGAAGTACGTGCTGGACACGCCGACGCCGTTCATCGTCGAAGGCATTGCTCCGGCTCTTGTGCCGGTCACGCATACGCGGGACACCTCGTTTGACATCGGCAAGCCGTTGCGCACGATCACGACGGCCAAGGGCGGCGAGACGGCCCTCGCCGCGGCGCACCTGCTGCCGCTGACGCATCAGGGCGGCCATCGCAACTACGACCCGCGCGAGCCTCTGCCCACAGTCACGGCCGCCCGGCGCGGCGAGATTGCCGTGACGGCCGCGCACCTGGTGCAGATGGGCTATGGCGAGCGCCCCGGCCAGGAGCCGCGCTCACTCGATCCGACGAAGCCGCTGGGCACCATCACTGCCGGCGGGCAGAAGTTCGCAACCGCCTCCGCCTACCTCGTGCAGGCCGGCCACGGCGAAGGCAGCCAGGGCGGGAAGCGCTGGAGCCACGGCGCCAACGACGTGACCGGCCCCCTCGGCACCGTGACGGCCAGCGGCGGCGGCCAGAGCCTCGCCGCCGCGTTCATGGTCCAAGCGAACGGCGGTTTCAACACCAGCCACGCCCGCGACCTCCGCGAAGGTGTCTCCACCGTCACCACCTCGGGCAGTCAGCAGCAGCTCACGGCCGCGCACATGGTCACCCTACGCCGCAACTGCAACAGCCGGGCCATGGATGAGCCCGTGTCGACGGTCACGGCCGGCGCCGAGCATCACGCCCTCGTGCAGTACGCGTTGAGCAAGGAGCACGAGGCCGGCGCGCTGCGCTGCGCGGCATTCCTCATGCGCTACCACGCCAGCGGCGGCCAGTGGGCCGACCTGCGTGACCCCATGACCACGATCACCACGCACGACAGGCTCGCGCTGGTCACCGTGTGGCTGCAGGGCGAGCCCTGGGTGATCGTGGATATCACGCTGCGCATGCTGGTGCCGCGCGAGCTGTACAACGCGCAGGACTTCCCGGGCACCTACGTGATCGACCGCACCGCCAGCGGCAAGCCGCTGACCAAGACGGCGCAGGTGCGCATGGCCGGCAACAGCGTGAGCCCGCTTCCGATGCGCCTCATCGTGGCCGCAAACTATCGCGAGTTCGAGGCGGAAAGGCTGGCGGCATGAGCCCGCGCCGGCCCCTTATCCGCTACCACGGCGGCAAGTGGAAGTTGGCGCCATGGATCCTGCAGCACATGCCCGCGCACCGCGTCTACGTCGAGCCCTTCGGCGGCGGCGGGAGCGTGCTACTGCGCAAGCCTCGCAGTTATGCCGAGGTCTACAACGACCTTGATCGCGAAATCGTCAACCTCTTTGAGGTAGCCCGCGACCGGGGCGACGAGCTGGCGACCGCTGTCGCGCTAACGCCCTTCGCGCGGGCCGAATTCGACAACGCCTATGCACCCTCGGCCGATCCGCTGGAGCAGGCTTGCCGGACCGTAGTGCGCGCCTACATGGGCTTTGGCTCGGCGGGCGCGTCCGGCCAGGCGACGGGCTTCCGGGCCAACAGCAACCGCAGCGGAACCACCCCCGCACACGACTGGGCGAACTACCCCGCCGCGCTGCGCCCGGCGATTGAGCGGCTGCGGGGCGTGGTGATCGAGAACCGCGACGCCGTGGCTGTCATGCAGCAGCACGACAGCGTCGACACCGTCCATTACGTCGATCCGCCCTACGTCCATTGCACTCGCAGCCTCAGAGCCCGGGCGCCGGCCTATCGGCACGAGCTGGACGACGCACAGCACCGGGCGCTCGCCCGCGCGCTTGGCTCGCTTCGCGGCAAGGTCATCGTGAGCGGATACCGCTGCGATCTGTACGACGACCTTTTCGCCGGCTGGCACCGCATCGACCAGCACGCCCACGCTGACGGCGCCCGTGACCGCGTCGAAAGCCTCTGGCTGTCTCCGAACTGCCCGAGTGTTGGCTTATTCGCCGACGCCGCCCCTCTCCCTTCCCTGGAACCCGCATGAAGACTACAACCCTTCCCCCGGGCCGCGATACGCGCTGGCCGGCTGGTCGGCCTGCATCGCCGCTGTCCGCGTTCTGCCAGATCGCCGCATCGAGCGGCAGCGCTATCGGCGCCGCTTTGCAGGTGCACGCTTCCAAGCGCGCGACGAGCACGCGCTCGGTGGAACGCGCCCGCGCCGAAGGCCGCGACCGCAGCACGCTGCACGGCCTCGACAAATCGGGTCGGCATGGCGGCGCCTACACCATGGCGAAGGCCCCCTCGGCGAAGGGAAGGAAGGCATCGTGAGCGCCGACCACATCCCCGCTGCGGCCGGCACCGCCGACCCGTTTGCAGCCTTCGAGCAGACGCCCGCGTTGCTCGCCGCCTGCCAGGCCCTCACGCCCGCCCAGTTTCCGAACGACAGCGAACGCATGTTCGCCGCCTTCTCCACCTTGTATGACGCCGACCCTGCAGACCCCTCGATGATCGAGGACCTGGCGAAGTTCTGCGACGGCTGGCAGGCCGCCAAGAGCGACGAGCGCGCAGCATCGAACAGTGTGGCGCAGCCCTGCGCTGCACCTGCAGCCGTCCCCATCGCGTTTCAATCAAGCGCCGCCACCCCGCCACCGAGCTCATACGTCGCCGGCGCCGGGATCATCGCGGCGGACGGCCCGGGAGTCGTTGTTCAAAAGCTCGACGCTGCATTTCGCAAGGCGACGAAAGCCGGGCAAGCTGCCCCGGCCGAAGCGGCTCCCGATTGGCACAAGCAGGCCGAGTCCAGCAGTGAACCCGGGGAGCCATGATGGGCTACATCAATCCCCTCCTGCGACTGCCTGCAGCACAGAAGCTCCAAACCCTTCCAGCCGAACAGCGCGCATGCATCGAAGCCATGTTGCGCGCTCTGCGCGCCGACGCCGACAGAGAGGCTGAGAAGGCATGGAAGAAGCGCAAAGGGCCCATGGCAGCTTACTGGCGCGCTGTATCCACCTACGCTCGCCACACCGCCCACGCGCTGAGCCGGAGGGCAGGATGACCGTCTACGTGGACAACATGCGGGCCCAGCTCGGCCGGATGGTCATGTGTCACATGATCGCGGACACGGACGACGAGCTGCACGCGATGGCTGACCTCATCGGCGTGCAGCGCCGATGGCACCAGGCCCCACCGCGGCACGATAGCCACTACGACATCTCGCTGACCAAGCGTGCCGCAGCCGTGGCCGCCGGCGCCGTGGAAATCACCTGGCGACAGGCCGGTTTCATGACGATCCGGCGCCGCGCGACTGGCGGGCTCGGCCGGCCCGAGGAGGCTGAGGCCTGGGTGGAGGCTCACCGCCACCGAAATGCGGAGCCGAGACCATGAGCGACCGCCCCGACCTCTCCGACGAAGAGGTGAACGAAATCTGCGCCGGTCTCAAGCAGAACGCCGCGAAAGTCAATTACCTGCGGCAGCTGGGCTTGCGCGTGCTGCGCCGGCCAAACGGCCGTCCGCTTGTCGCGCGAGACGACTGGCAGCGGGTGTGGGCTTCCCACAACAGTCGGACCGCCCCAACCAGGTCCATTGCGAACGGGCCGCGCTGGCGTGTGGCCGCCGGAGGTTGATCATGGGAAGACATCGCGATCGCTCGTCTGGCATGGGCCTGCTTCCCCGCATGGAGGCCAGGCCGCACAAGGACGGCAAAACTATAACCTACCGCTACCACCCGGTCGGCGCCAAGCCGATCAACCTCGGGACCGATCTTCCGACGGCCCTGCGCAAGGTGATCGACATGAACGGGCTTCCCGGCGGCGAGAGCCATGGCTCTTTGCGCTGGGTCTGGAACAGCTTCCAGGAATCGCCTCGATGGAAGAAGCTAGCCGAAGCCACACGCGCCGACTACCTGGGAGCCTGGCGGCAGTTGGACCAACGCCTTGGGCACATGCACATGGGCGAGATCACGACGTTCATGGTGGCCAGGTACGTGCACACCGAGCGGGCCGACGCGCCCCGCCGAGCGGACATCGAGAAGTCCCTGCTGTCACGGCTCTTCGGACACGGCATCAAGCTGGGCGTCGCCACCGCGAACGCGACCATCGGCGTCGAGCCCCACGGGAGCGAGCCGCGGACAGAGGCGCCGCCGGCGGCTGTCCTGGCCAGCTTCCTGCAGTGGATTGGACGCCAGACGCCGCAGCGCCGCATCATCGGCATGGCAGCGGAATACGCCAGTCTGGCCGGCAACCGCAAGGTCGAATTCCTCACGCTCACATGGCCGCAGGTTGACCGCAAGGCGGGCGAGATCAGGGTCTTCCGGGCGAAACAGCGCGGCAAGAAACGCGAGCGACTGGTGGAGGTGATCGCGATCACGCCAGCCCTGAACGCCCTGCTGGATCGCCTATGGGCACTGCACCAGGAGCGCGGGGTGGACTGCCTCTACGTCTTCCCGACCCGGGACAACAACCCGTACACGGCCCGCGGTTTCAAGACGCTGTGGCAGCGGTGCGTGGTGGATGCAATCGCGGAGAAGGTGTTGTCTGAGAGCGACAGATTCACATTCCATGACCTGCGGGCCTACTACACCACACAGCACAAGACGCTGTACGGCGAACTGCCGGACCTGCACAGCAACCCGGCCACGACGGCTCGGGTGTACGACAGAAACAAGGAGGTGAAGCGCTCGGCGCTGTGA